ATTTGAGTAATCGACAACAGGTTCATTCAATACTTTACCTAATAGCAATCTAGCAAAACCTGAGCAATCAAAAAACCAATCTGCAGATAAAGATCTATTACCTTCTAAATTAATAGATGCTATATCTCCGTTTTCTTTTAATGTAGAATGCGTATATACTCCTTCTATTAATTTTATTCCTCTAGACAATGCTATTTCTTTAAAATATGCGGCGGCTCCTCTACTTTCAAAGTGCCACATAGGGACGCAAGGTAAATCAGACTCCGCTCCAAAAGGAACTTTTTGATTTTTTATAAACTGAGTGGCATAAAATGCTCTTGCGATAGGAATATCATTAGCGACAATAGTTTTTAGATATAGATCTTTTTCTTGCTCGCTATTCATTATTGAATATAATGTTCCTAGACTCAATTCTTCTTGAGGAGCTGTTCTTACATATTCAGTCCAACCGTCGAGCCATGGAGCATAATCAGTTTGAAGAGAATGTATGAATTCTGTTCCTACTCCGTTCCAGTTTTTAAAATATCCTCCTACTTTAGGAGTAGCATTTACTTTGCGAATGAAATCATTAGAATCTATTTTCAAATGTTTTAATAGGCTAACAAATGTTGTAGTTCCGCTTTCTCCTGCTATAATCGGAGGCTGGTTAGGGTTTTCAACTACTGTAACATCAACATCTGGGTAGTTCCTATGTAAAAATAATGCAGTCAGCCATCCGGCAGTCCCGCCACCTAGAATGATTGCTTTAGAGTTTATATGTGAGTTCATCGTATCTTTCTTTTAATCTGTTAATTGCTTCTCTATGAGTAAACACTTCGACTTTTAAATTTTCAGTCTGCTTTGCATCTGCTATGTTGTGCTTGGATAAATCTGTATATTTTCCGAGGTGTTTTTCGTATTTCTCTTTAATTGCTGTATGATCAAACATTCTCAAACCGTGCATGACTTGAGCATAATTCAAATGACTGAATAATATTAACGGCACGTTAAAATAATATCCGTTAGGGAAAGTTTTCTTAAAATAATCTAAATATTCTCTATTAAACTCTGTTTTAACAATTTCATTTTTACACCAACGCCAAAACTCTGTGTCATTTCTTTCTGTGAAATAGTGCAGCTGAATAAAATCAACAATATTTTCTGCAATTTTAGACATGTGATCGTTGTATCGTTTAGCAGTTAAATCTTCACCTCGATCGTAAAAGAAAATAGAAGGAGTTAAAATGAAACATTGCTGTATGGTAGTTCCGATACTAGAAGCTTCTAAAGGTTCAACAAATATACCGCTAAGGCCTACTTGCACACAATTCTTTATCCAAAATTCTTTAACATAACCTGCACCGAATTTAACTTTTCTGCCAATTTTTAATTCGTCTGAAATATTAAGATTGTCTTTATAATGTTTAGAAACTTCAGCATATGCTTGGTCTTCATTTATAAAACTGTCGCAGAATACATACCCGTTTCCGTATCGTTCTTGTGTAGGAATACGCCATACCCATCCGCTACCTAAAGCAGTTGCTTCTGTGTATGATGGAATGTTTTCAGTATATCCTGTGGGGAATGCTATAGCAGAATTCATAGGCAATTGATCTGTGCAATCCACCCATTGTGTTCCTAATGCAGTTCCTATTATTCTTCTAAATCCACTAGAGTCTATGTAAAAATCATAAGCATGTGAATTTCCTTGTTTGTCTTTAAGCTCTTTTACATAGCCTTGATTGTCAAGAATTACCTGTTCAACTTCTGTATCTACAAAATTAATTCCTCGTTCTCTGCATTTTTTGTGTAAGAAATCATTAAGTTTAAATGTATCAAAATGATATTGAGCTAAAATATCATGCAGCGGCTCTACATGACGACTCTGTTGACTCAAAGCCCACGACGTATCTAATGGATCTAAATTTTGACCTGCCATATAAATCCATGTAACTGGCAATCCGCTTTCTTTAGAATGATGGCCGTATTGCTCACTAATACTGTGAAAATAGCTAGTCTTATCCCCGTGCCAGTCTGTGAATTTGATACCAATTTTAAATGTAGCACCACATTCTCTAATTAATTCTGGAACAGAAATTCCTACATGTTCGATAAATTTTTTCCAATGCTCTGTAGATCCCTCACCTACACCGATGATACCTATTTGACTAGATTCAATTACAGTTACTTTTAATTCTGGATAGGCGTGTTTAAGCATCAGTGCAGATACTAGTCCGCTGGTTCCGCCACCAACTACACACAGCGAGTCTATCATAATTTATATTCCATACTAGAGCTACTCATTTTTTTAACATAGTTTATAGCTTCTCTACAAGTCATCCATCCTTTAATAGGTTCTTGTTCAACTTGTTTTAACAATTCTTCGTCATGCTGTCTAAAATGACCGTAGTATTTTTCATATCTTTCTTTGATACTAGCCGTGTCGAACATACGTAGTCCGTGCATGACCTGTATCCAGTTTAAACAATCATAAATTCTAAAATTACTCATTAGCCCGTCTTCGGGCAATAACATTTGATTAACAAAATTCTTTTTAAAATTTTCAAGATTTTCTTTGTTAAAATCGGTCATAGTCATTTCATTTTTGCACCAACGCCAAAACTCTGTATCATTTCGTTCAGTGAAATAATGCAACTGAATAAAATCTAAGATATTCAACATCATATCGTCCACCACGCGATTGTATTCTTTAATAGTTCCGGTATCTTTACGATCCCAATTCCATATAGATGCTGTTAATAGTTGTAACTGTTTGATAGTTGTAGAAATACTTGAAGCTTCTAATGGCTCAACAAAGTTACTGCTAAGACCTATGCTGATACAATTTTTAATCCACGCTTGATTAACTTTGCCTGACGTATAATTAATCTTACGACCAATATGAATGGTATCTTTAAAATGTTTTTGTATTTCGTCGAGCGCCTGTTGTTCGGATATAAAGTTGTCGCTAAAAACATAGCCGTTACCAAATCTATCTTGCACAGGACTACGCCAATGCCAACCGGCATCCATGGCTTTAGCTAAGGTATACGGAGGTATTTTTTCTTCGTAGGCTGTCTGAAAAGCAATAGCAGAATTTAATGGAAGATATTTTGACCAATCAACCCATTCGGCACCTAGCTTAGATGATATCACACGTTTAAATCCGCTACTGTCTATGAAGAAATCTGCAGAATATTGATTCCCCTGATCATCAACTATTGAAGTAACGAATCCTTCACTATCTAAAATAGGACCTGTGATTTCAGCATCTATAACTTTTATATGTAATGTTCGACATTTCTTTTCTAAAAAAGCATTTAATTTTTCGCTGTCAAAATGAAATTGATAATAATCAGTTAGGGGTTCTCTGACATATCCCTGCATAGGCAAATCCCAATGGAGCTTCTCACTACTAACGCCGTCGCCGATCATACGCATCAATGTATATGGAGCTCCGGAATAACTGTCCATCCAAATTAAAAATTCTGGAAGACTATGAAAATAGCTAGTGCCGTCACCGTGCCAATTTTCAAATTTAATACCAATTTTGATTGTAGCACCGCATTCATTAATGAGATCGATAATACTAATACCGACAGCATTGGCAAATCTAGTCCAGTGTTCTGTTGATCCTTCACCAACACCGATAGTGCCAATTTTTTTAGATTTGATTAATTTGATTTCTAGAGAAGGCATAGCGGTTTTTAAATATAGTGCTGCCATAAGACCAGCATTACCACCACCTAATACTATAACGTCATTTATCATTGATTATCCTTAGTGTTGCTTTTGAATCTGTAGCGAGGTTATGATTAATTTTTCCATTGGGCAAACTGTTAAAACTAATAATATATCTATTTTTATCACCTAGATGAGGCAAACTGCTGTGATACATCCAACTAGGAAATAATACTAACTTACCCGGCTCCGCTGTTACTTTATAAAACGGGTTATAGTCATATCGTAATACTTCTAGTTGTGCCTGTGTTCTATGGATGACAGGATCTTCAAACTCTGTCGGAGAACCTTCACTGAGATAATACACAGCACTCCACATACTCATAGAATGTCTATGCACATTTTGAAACATTTGATACTCAGCAAGAGCAACGTTAAACCATGTGCTGGTAATTTCTAAACTGTCACAGTCATATTTCATGTGATCTTTAACAGAATTTAAACATTGATCGAACCAAGCAAACAATTCTTTAAATTCTGGATGATTTCTAAGATCTACAATCATACTAAGTGTAGAAGTTTTTTTAATTTCTATATTGTCTAACTTGTCTAATTGTGAAATTAGATGCTGATTATCAATATTAGGATTTTTAAAGACAAAAACTTCCGTGGGAAATAGCTCTAAAATTTCCATTAAAATTCTACCCAACCTGTTAAAAGATATTTTTCTCCGCTGAGTGGTGGATTACCTCTGTGCGTGTGAGTAAATCCAGCTGGCCAAATAACCAACGTTCCTTGTGTGGCTGGAATTCTAACTCCTTGGTATAAAAATTCTGTTTCACCACCTTGTTCGATAGTATTAAGATAGAGTCCCCAAGATAATACACGACCTGCACGTTCTAGGCTGTCCGACTCAAAATGCCAGATATGATATCCTTGTCCGGGCAGTGTTTTTTGTAGTTTCATCATGCGCACCTGATGCTTGCTGGCTTCAGATAATATGCTGTAATGCTCTACGTATTGATTGTAACAGTTCCAAAATCGATCCATAAAATATGTGATAAAACTTGTGTCCGGAGTAAATCTTAGGCTCTGCTGTTCTAAAACAAATACCGCGCGATCGTTCTTTTTATGACTTGGAGCATCGCCTATTTGAATACGACTATAGCTAAGGTTCAGCCCAGCCATAGCTTCGTAATGATCTATGAGAACTTGGCATTCTTCTGGAGTCATTACACCGTCAAA